TACATCATTATTGTCTTTCGCAAATAAAACGATTTGTCTGTTGCGAGTCAATAATTTCAATTGATTGCGCTTGTCCTGGTCCATTTTATTGAAGACCGCAACAAGTGCTTGTTCGAAGAAAGTCGTTCCGTTTTCTAGCGATACTTGGAAAGTCTCCGTCAAGTTACTAGTTTGCTTTTGAACCTCGAAAGTCAATAAAGCGTCATTAACGGTGATTGCGGACAATACACCATCAGTAGTATAACTAGCACCTGAAACGGTCCCGCCAGCAACGTAGATTTCCTTAATTCCACCCACTGAAGCCGCGCACCCAAGTTCGATATTTGCTGTATTAAAACATGCTGAATACGACATAATTTATTTATTTTTTGTGTAGTTTATTTTTAATGATTTTTTAATCAATTGATTAAAGATTGTTAGTTACGAAATACTCGGGAAACGCTACCTGAGCCCCTAATTTGAAATTAGCACGAACTCGCACTTCGTCGTTATCTCTGCTGTAGAAGATGTCTAATCTCTCCTCATCGCTCATTAAATCTACACCTACTACCATATATTCAGCCGGACCCATATAAACACCATTAGTGTTAATACCATGCGTTCCTACGACTCTGAAATTAGTACCAGGGTGCATAGTTACGTATTCCTTCATTTGGTCGCCCTCGATGATGAAGTCTTGGAAATAGTTAGTCGTTCTTAAGTTAATAAGATACTTACGGTAATTTGCCATCGACATCCATATGATGATGTCGTCTCTGTCAGCAACTTCATTAGGAATCAACTCTACTAATTTATCAACTTCACCCAATGCGTTAGATGATGTAATTGCCGCAGCACCTACAACAGGAACGACACCAGTAGTACCAGTTGAAATTAATGTAGCGAAGCCATCGAAACATGAAGTCCCTGTAGTGCTTCTCCATAATTGCTCCTCGACATACTTTTGGATTTGTTGAACTTTCAATTGAGCGATTGCTTCCTCGAATGGTACCGACTCATTGTAAGAACCAGCATTTAAGAATGCACTTGCCCAATACTGATTCAAATCTCGAGGACAAAGCGACTCGTTCACCTTCTTGTCGCAAACGGTGATGTCTCTTTGACTGAATGTAGTCGAGCCTGATGAATTCCAACCGCAACTTCCGTCTTGAACGTTTAAGGTTGATGATAAGATATTGATGGCCTGTGTGCCTTTGATATTTGACTGAACGAAACATAAGTCCGCAGTCTTACCTTTTACGATTGCCTCTGCAAGTAAAAGTCCTCCAACCTCGTCTGTGTATGTCTGCAACGCAGTCAGGTCGAACGAGAAGTCGTGTTTTTTAAGATTTTTTTCCATGATTAATTATTATTTATTTGCGTCTTAATTGCGCGAGTTGATGAAGTTTATTTGATTTTTGGTCCTTCAACATCGCTTTATAGTCCTGCTGGAAATATTGTCTTTCACCTGCAGGTTCTGCTGAAAACTTATTAAAGTCTTCACGTAGTTTATCATATTCCTGTTTCATAACATTCAGGTCATTTGTTAGGTGATTGAATGCTGCAGTGAATACCTCTAATAACTCGTCGAATGATGCTTCCTCTTCAGTAGTCATCTCTTCTTCAACGATGTCTTTTTGTTTAATTTCCTTGATGATTCCGTCTTCAACTACAACGATGTTGCCATCAGTAGTCTCATGGTCTCCTGTCGGTGCTGGTGACCTACCTTCTTCAGTCACTACGAATAAAGTGTCCCCTGCAGATAAGACTTCAGTATCACTTTCAACGATGGTTCCGTCGATTAATTCAGCGGACACCATTGTAGTCTCCTCTTCTTCAACCTTTACTTCAACCTCGTCTTCCATGACCTCTTCCTCTACAATTTCCTCTTCAGCGTAGTTGATTGATGAAACCATGCCATCTTTCACCTTCACCTTCATTCCGTCTTCCATTTCATACTCGCCCTCCTCTGCTGGTATATTACCATCAGGGGTAATGATATAGATTTCCTTTTCAAGCGCCATATCACCTTCGCATTGCATTTCAATTCCGTCTTTAGTTTTATAAAGACCGAATTGCTCCTGACCGAATAAAAGTTTTTTGATTTTTTCGATTGCTTCTTTACTAGTCATTTGTTACTTTGTTTATTAACATTTTTATTTTTTCAACGATTGCGTCATCCTCGCTGAATATTGATTTTTCCTCGAAGTATCCTTCAATTGAAAAACCTGCGTATTTACCTACCTTGATGTCGGTCCATACTTTAGGGTCATCCGTCTTCATAGTAATTACCCAAGTCCCTTCAGGGTATTTCAGTCCCAAGGCATAACTTTTGTCGTCGAACTCATCCTCTACTATCCATGATTCAACAACGTAAGTATCAGTGGCTTTTACTGCTGAATGTTCGATATTAGTGGCGTCTAATCGCTTTTCCTTCATAAACTTATAGGCAAGTTTTTTGATGGTCTCTTCACTGAAATATACATAGTAAGGCTCACCACTTGCTGAAGTGCGAATGATTAATTTATTAGGGACGATTGCAGCACCTGTAATCTCCATCTTTTCATCATTGTAGTTGAAGTTTAATTTAGGTATGCAATTAGGGACTTCCTTACCATCTTTAATTTTTGTCCCATATGCGATGTATCCTGTCTGGCATGGATTAGGTGTAATAAACTCTTCGCTTTTTGTTTTACCTGTCTGGTCTGTATATGGTGATAAAGTTGATGTATCAATATTCAACTCTTCTTTATCAATTTTCTCTAATTCAGTTTTAGCCCATTCAATACCTTCTTTACCTCCCCATGCATCAACCATCAACAATGCGCATCCTTCATCATAAGAATCCTGTTTTTCAGCGTTGGCTAAGTGACGACTGAATGACGCCATTCTGGCGATGATGTCTCTACTAACCTTATCACCATTACATAATTGCGCTGACCTAGTCCAACCTACCCTTGTCCCGCAATCAACATTAGGGTTCTCCTCCTTGTAATTTCTGGCTTTACACGCTTTATCCCTTGCATATTGCGGGACGTCATATATGGCTTGCATCCTTTCTTTTTCAGGGTGACTTTCGCATGGCATGTAATAATCACGACCACCTACATTATGGACGTGAATACCTTTACACCCGATTATAGTTGATATTTGTTGAGCTTCCTCTTTTGTAGTGAATAAAGGGTAATTGTCGATTACATCAATAAGACTGAATGCAAGTGCATCATATCCATTATTTGCTGCGTCTGTAGTAGTAGTGTCCCTTGCTGGTACTGGTTCTTGGTAATCAAGGTTTCTTTCACTAGTCCCTTTATTGATAAGTCTGTTTTGCGCTTTTCCTTTAGTATCATCAATAGGCTTATAAAATAATTTCACCCACTTATGACGACAATTGTAAGACCCTCTCCACTCGAATATATCATATATCCCTGAATACTTTGATATATCAGTATTAACCTCTCTGTCTGTAAGTGATTGAATATCCTCTCTGCGATATATCAGGTTTTTACTCATCATAACACCGCAAAAAGGTCTGTTTTTTTGGTCTTTAGGACCTACATATTTGTAGCGAACTCTGGCGTATGGTGTATCCTCTTCACTGACCTTATTAGGGTCGCTACTGATTATACCTACAAATTGATTTGGATTTGGTAATTCCTCTACTTTATAGATTTCCCAACCATCCATATTGCTGTCTTCACCCAACGCAGTAACGGCTTCAGCCAGTTCGTCCATTTGTTTTTCATTAAGTATTTCATAAGGCTGTAGTTTTTTGGCTTCACTTTGATTGAAGGCAAGCCAATTCTCCATATGCGCAGGACGATTCACTAATGCAATACCATCAACGCCTACTTCAGGGTCATGTATTAAGTCATCATCAATTAATAACTCTACTATTCTCATAAAAGATATATCGATATACCCCTAAATATAAAATGAAGGTTAATTTGCCGGCTTATAAGAATGAACGACTTTTCACTTCTCGGTCAAGTTGCATTTGCGTCTCAACATCACTCGCTACTACATAAGTCTTAAACACCGGCATATCACCTGTTTTTGAGGGTTCTGGTGTATTTATATCAGCATCGAATGGTCTTCCCCCTCCCAACTGATTAATTGCACTTAAAAGGGGTCTAAACATGTTAGTGCTTCTGGCGTTGATTACACTTTCACCATTAGATAAGTTTGCACTTACAGAATCCGAAGTTGAAGTACCAGGTCCTTGGACTAAACCTCCATATGCCATATTAGGTACTGGGGTGCTCCTGATTTGTCTTACTGCCATAAGACCTGTAGTAAGTACCGATGCGGTATTTAATATTTTTGCGATTACATCGAAGGGTGAAGGTAATGCTGATTCCTGTTTAAGTGCTTCACTGACCCCTAAATAAGTGTTAATTAACGCCTGAGCAATTGCAGCACCTTTACCCAATTTAGATTCCTCACCTACTACCTGCTTAAAGATTTCAAGTCCTTGAAGTGGCAATGCATTTTTTTGGTCTTGAATCATTTTTTCCTTCATCAATAATGATTGTTGCGCGTCAACCATCGCTTGCCCGTATTGCTCCTGTATTTGTAATATCTCCGCATTAGTCAGTCCTTCAGCGGCTAATTCAGCATTTAATTTTTGTAGTAGTAATGCTTCAAGGTTTTCTAGGTCTTGTTGATTATAAACCTTTTGTAATCCTAACAGAATATCAAGGTCGCTTTTCTTTTTGTTTAATCTTTCAAGCTCAGCGGCTTTTTCATTAGCAAGTCTTTTTTCCTCCTCGTCCTTTTCCTTCTTGGTAATTGCTTCCTCAAGTTTAGCAACAGAATTAAGGTATTTGGTTTGCGCTTGTTCTCTCAACTCCTGTTTATGTTGCTCAGTAGTTTTAAGGTCATCAATGGCTTCAAGGTCAGCATCTCTTTGGATTTCAAGTGTCGTCCTTGCTTTTTCATCTTCACTTTCAATAAGGTCAAGCATCAGTTTTTCCTCGAATGCCGCCAATTGTTCCATCTCCTGTTTGCGTTTATCCGCTGCGGCTTTTGCTTCAGCGGCTTCTCTTTGGCGTAGTCCTCTTCTTTGGTCGGCGGCTTCCTTTTGTTTATTTGCAGATTGCTCCTCTAACTGAGCAATTTTAATCCTTTGCTCAGCAAGTTTATTCAGGGTCTCAGCATCACTATCACTCATGGCGGCAAGGTTCTCCATGGCAACCAGTCTTGCCTTTTGTAATTTCAATTCCTCGTCGAGCATTTTTTGCTCCTTTTCAATTACTTCATCAAGGGCTTTACCTCTTTCCTCATAACTTAAGGTCTCATCATTAATCAATTGTTTTGCTTTTGCTAAGTCCCTGTTTTGCTCAGCACGAGCAACATTCAAGTCTCTTTGCTGGTCCTCAAGTTTTTGTAATTCACCTGTAAGTTGCGCAGCCTGCTTCGCTTCATTTGCAATTTCATTTGCAGTGTTTTTCCAGAAATCTAATGTAAAGATTTTTTTGAAATTGTCCCACGAACTAAATAATTCAAGGACGGTGTCCCTTAATACGTCCATCGCAGCACTGACACCTGCCATGACTCTGGCGATGGCTTCACCACCTGCTTTGGTTGAAGCGAATGCTTTGTAAAGTGCGGTAATACCCGCAACAATTGCTGCAAGAAATAATACAATCGGGTTTGCAAGTAATACCTTGAAGGTCTGTCCTAATCCTTTAATACCTTGACTAACACCACCTATAGGCCCAGGTATTGCAGCCATACTTTCACCGAAGGACTGCGATTTCAGTTTTGCTTTTTCGAATTGTGTTTCAGCATCCTTCAACCTTTTGTTTAAGTCCTTGAACTCTTTACTACCTAAAGGTGCTTTACCTAATTCAGTCCTTAACTGACCTATCCCTTCCTCGAAGTCATCAATAGATTTAGCAACCTTTTGGACCTGTTGCGTTGCTCCGTCAGTCTCAACGGTAATAGTATAAACAAACTCTTTTTTAGCCATAACTAATGTATAATCCTAAATATAATTTATCTTGGACACGACCCGCAATCCGTGTATGGTGGTGATACGATTACACCATCTTCAGGTGCGGAGCATGTACCAGTAATTTCATAACATCCTGGTAATAAGTCTAGATGAACCACTTTACTTATTGCATAAAATGTATTAGATGCCATGCAGACAATATCACCTGGGTCATCGCAATTTGTCCCTTCATAATAATATGGATATGACCCTTGCGATGGTGAAGGTGTCGGGGTTTTAGTCATTGTCGGGGTCGGTGTCGGTGAAGGACATGAAGTGCTACATGGATATGAAGTTGAATTAACCCTGATTGAACCAGTCGGTATTGTAGTCGAGCAAATTAATCCTACCTGACCTGCACCTATAGTATCGCTTGATGATAAACCGGTGCAACAATCAGTATAGTAGTAAGGTACCGAATAAGGGTTTTCGTTCTCAATCTCATACTCATAACATGCATTAGGGGTGAATGAAGGGGTCGGTGTCGGGGTCGGTGTAGCCTGTGAAGGTGAAGGTGTAGGCGTAATTGACGGACTACAATCTTCTTCATAATTTTCTCTAATACCACCTTGTTTAATAATAGTATTTGCGTCGCAGGTGCAACCTGTTGCGACATTACTCGGACCGATATAAACATTAATACGCTCACCTGTGTCGCAGTCAGTATATTCAACTGACGCAGCAAATGGATTTTCATTTTCCCACTCATAATACGTGCAACTGGTGCAACCTGTCGGTAAGATGGTCGGGGTGACTCCTGGTCTCAACTCATCATAAGGGACTACACCATTAGTTGAAATACTTACATTACAATTACAATCAGTATAAGGTGCGCTTAGGTCAAGGGCTTGATAAGTGTAACCAGAATTGTAAGTCCCACCTGTAATGGTATAGCATTCACCATCAATACTTACATTGTATCCTTTAAGGTAATACACCCCATAATTCAAGTCTGTTGAAGTGTGAAGGTCAGTCCCACCCGTGCAGTTAATCAAGTCATAATACCTTATTCTGTGTCCTTCATATTCCTTGGTAAGTTTAATCAATTCAACATTCGCAATATTAGGTGATACTAGTGATGCACCTGTAATTTTATTCACCCTGTAGTAATCACCATCAATAAATATTTTTTCATTGAATTGTAGTCCTCTCACCTCTTCAGGTTTAAGATAAATTGATGCTTTAATAATCCTATTATTTTCATTAGTAAGGTCTTCAATGTAGTCCTTGTAATATACATCATAAAGGTCTTCATAATCGCTCAGGTCATACTCCTGAAGGTCGAATCGGTCATTTTTATTCCATACCATTGCGTGAGTCAGTCCTGTTGCACCATAAGGGTAAGTGCTGAAGCGATTACCACTAGACCAGTTGTTTGTCTGGTAGTCATTGATATAGATATACCTTGAATATGTACCGAAGCTGACTAATGGTATTGCTGGCTGTCTAAACAATAATTTAGGGGGTGTCTTATATGGTCGAAACTGAACGAATGTTGAACCATCTTTTTCCTGCGTTTTTGTGACGTAGTAATTTGGTATAGTAAGTCCTTTCCATGATGATAAAACATTCAAGGTCGTATCAACCTGACTACTGAATATAGGGTTGAAGTTTAATACTTTATCCCTGTAGTCAGTATTAAGTGAAATGGTATTTTGCCCGAAGTCTCGGTCATTATTTTGCTCCTTGAATGTTTTATTACTACCACCATCATCTTTGGCGTAAGTATAGTCAAGTGTCCCGTTGATTATTGATGTAAGGGGTTGAACGGTAATAGGCTTATCCTTATCAATTTTATCACTCCAGTCTAACTCATCACCTTTACCTATCCAGTCAATAATAGGCTCAACTTTGATTTTTGTCGGGTCAGTGTAATCAGGTATTACAATAAGGTTGAATAATTTATTTACTGATGTAATGAAGTCAAGTTGCTTAATATCAGGTTTAATAAACTCTCTCATCGCAACATATGTATCCTCACTATAAGGCTGACCTGAATATAGCGGGATATAATGCGGTGCTTCAACTAATTCAACATTGATTTTGCTGATGGTAATACCATTACCGAATATGTTGAATCCGTAATACCTGAAAAACTTCCATGCGGCGATACTGTCTGCTAAGTAAAGGACTTCATCCTCCATATAATCACCCGCAGTCCCACCTGTGATGGTGACGGCATCATCAACATAACCGAAGTTTTCGCAGACACTAGTGACGGCTGGTATATTACCATAAGTGAAGGTAAGTGTCCCATTATCTACATTGACGACACCACTGAATGTAATTTTCCATCTGTAATACCCACTTTCATAAAGATAAACTAGGTCAGGGTAAGTATTATAAAAATAGCGGTCATTTACGGTCCATGCTGAAGTGTATAATCTCTTGTAGGCAAGTCCGTTATACGGGGGCGGTCCTGCCCATGTTGAACTACATGCGTAATTAATTGAAGTCCCTGTAGTCGCTCCTGTAGCCCCGAATGCATATTGTGAAGGGACGGATTGCGCAGGGTATAATCCTTCATTACTGGTAGTAAGGGGCATGTATATTTTCTTAAAGTAAGCGGTATTAAAAAAGTCACTTTCAACCTTGTATCCGTTTTCTCTAAAGATTGCTTCATAAAGGTCTTTGATGCGTAAAGAGCCAGTAAAGTATTGACCAGGAACGTATTTCCATTCACTATAAACAGGGGCATTGTCGCTGTTCCAGTAAGTAAGGTCATTATTAGTTGAAGGGGGTTTTTGAAAATTAAGACGGGGTATTACATTTGCGTTAATTTCCTGTATCCCTGTCTCCGTGTCCTCAAGGTAAGAATAACCTCTTGATAAAATACTGAAATATACATTACCATTTTTCATCGGGTCATCACTAGTGTAAAGTGATGGTTTAAGGTCAGGGTCATAATCCCAATTGTAAGTCGATGCCATTGATTCAGGGTAACCAGTCACGGCATACTCCCATGGTGTATCAACCCATAATTGAAGGTCTGATAAATATTTGTCTTTGATGTTTGCAGTAAGATTACCTACCTCACTATAAAAGGTGACGTCATATACAATTTCACCCGCAGTTTTTGTGACTGAATTAAGACGGATATATCCTGTGTATAATGTAGCCCCATTATTCAGTATTTCAGCGTCGAACTTACTTAAAGGTGAATAGTCGAATGTTGAACTATTAAAGTCATAAAAGTGATTGAATATATCATTATTTTTTTTAGTCCCTGGCAACTTAAATTGTTGCGTAAAGGGGCTATTTTTTTGCGTAATGTCTTGCACTTCGTTGAATGAAACGTTGATTTTTAAGTCCTCACCTCCGTAAAGGTCAATAAACTTAATTTCATTATTAATAATAGTCCTAATTTGTAGCATTATCCTTGCGTGTAATATTTGTTTATCGGTGTATATTCAAGGGTGAATGTATATTGTACCAGTTTATTATAGCGGTTTTTATATTCCTGTATTGAATTAGTTTTTAATACTACAGGTAATAAATACGGATTATATGATTTTTCAGTTTTACCAGTCCAATCATGGTCTTCAATAATATAAACTTCAGGTGATAAGAATAAATCTTCTACTATTTGTTTATCATTATCCGTTAAATACCATGTATTAACTGTCATCTCTTGCGTTAATTCCTGGTAGAATATAGTCTTCCTCCTATTTGTCGATAAAAGTGAATAGACGTCATTATTTAAGGACGAGGTCTGACTATAGATATCTCTTGTTATTGTATTACTTTCAAGTGCTTTACGGTCAAGGGTATATGTATCCCATACTCCTTGTCGGTTTAAGAATAATACATGGACGGGGTCTGATAAGCAATCATCTTGCTCAAGGTAATATTCAAGTATTTCACTATACCCATATCCGTCATATTGATAGTTACCTACGCTATTTGCTAACCAGAATGCAATTTTACCACCTGCAAGGTCAGGCTGTATTTGGTTCCAGTAAAGTATCCTTTCATTTTGCGGGGTAATACCTGTATAAGAATGGTAAGGGTATTCCTCCTCCCATGATATAAGGTAATCACCTGATTGCGTTGATGCAGATGCATAACCTAATAATTGTAAGTCATTATTAAACTCAAAGTTTGCGTTTTCACTTAAAAAGCCATTGAACCATGAAATAAGAATCGGGCATGAAGGGTGATGTCTCCTTCTCCTAACCCTTGAAGTATTAATACCTGCAGATGCAGAATTAATGGTGAATAACTCATCACCCGCAGTAGTAAGGAAACGTGATGGCTGACTTTCATTAACGGTCGTCCCACTCATCAGGTAAGTTTTTGCTTCCCACCACTCATGTTGCGTATCAGGTGAAGTTGCAGTCCAATAATCATTATTGCTTAAGTAAGGTGTATATGTCCCTTGCTTCAATGAAGTAACATTCCATATGGTTACTGCAGGGGGCGAAT